CATTTACCAGCATGGTTGGCATGAGCAAGTCTGCTCCTGTGTTGCAAAACTTCCGTCAAGGTTCTCCAAACGGCAGCAACATCAGCGATAAAGAATTTGCAGTTGACGCCAGCCACATCATGCAGTTGAGTCTTGGCGAAGGCATGGACAGCAACTGGCCATTTGGTACCAGTGTGCTTGAACCTATCTTCAAAGTCTACAAGCAGAAAGAGTTGCTTGAAGACTCAATTATCATCTATCGTGTGCAACGTGCGCCAGAGCGCAGAGTATTCTACATTGATGTAGGCAACATGCCAAGCCACATGGCCATGAGTTTTGTTGAACGTGTTAAAAATGAAATCCATCAACGCCGTATCCCCACACGCTCGGGCGGCGGTCAAACAGTTATGGATTCGAGCTATAACCCATTGAGCATGCTTGAAGATTACTTCTTCGCGCAGACTTCGGAAGGCCGAGGTTCTAAAGTTGAAGTGCTGCCAGGCGGCGACAATCTAGGACAGATTGACGACCTAAAATTCTTCACTAACAAAATGATGCGAGCATTGCGCATCCCTTCAAGCTACATGCCTACAGGACCAGATGATGGTACTGCTGTTTATAATGACGGCAAAGTGGGCACAGCATATATCCAGGAATATCGCTTTAACAAGTATTGTCAGCGCATGCAGAACTTGCTATGCACTACATTAGACCACGAATTCAAAATGTTCTTGAAGTGGAAAGGCGTAGAGATTGATTCAGGCGTGTTTGATCTACGATTCATTGATCCACAAAGCTTCAGTGAATACCGAGACATTGAGCTTAACAGCAACCGCTTGCAGGCATTCTCGCAAGTGGCTGAGACTTCTTACTTGTCTAGACGCTTTGTGCTTGAGAAGTATCTGGGCTTGACCAAAGAAGAAATCAAAGAAAACGAACGCTTGTGGAAAGAAGAAAATCCAGGTGGCTCCGCAGGTGCATCATTAGATACTGAAACATCCAACACAGATCTTGCAAGCGTGGGCATTAGACAGCCTAACTTGACACCGCTAGAAACTAAAGATTTAGAAGATACTCTAGGTGCCGCAGAAGAAAATCCCGCCGGGATTGACACAGCACCTGCTGATGCAGTTCCAGCAGGCGCAGAAGCACCACCTCCAGGAGGCGCAGGCATATGAAATTAAGAGAATTCAAAGAGCCAACAGAACCGGACCCACAGAGCTTGGAAATTGGCTATAACAACCCGTTGACTAAAAAAGACACACGTAGAACACGGTTAACACTAGAACACCTTAATAAATTAAGATCCATGCGCGAGCTTCGTAAGCAACAACAAGCTGAAGAGCGCAAGCATTATGCGGAAATCTACGCCAGAGCTAGTGGTTGAACGCGGTACTTATCGCTGAGACCAAATAGAAAAACTCCGCTTTTTTAACCATTTGATGCTATATAACACGCCATGTCCGTAAATAAAAGCACGGACATACCTGTCTTTGGCCAAAGGAGAGCTTAGAAATGTCACATAAACAATTAGAAAAAGTCCTGGAGCACTTGCTCAATCATGATCAAGAAGCCGCAGGCGATTTATTGCATAGTTACTTCGTAGAGAAGGGACGCGGAATATACGAGAGTATGATTCAGTCTGATGAACAGATTGAAGAAGAAATTGGTGGCGACCCAGTACACGATTTTGAAGAAGAAGTTATTGCTGACGAAGCAGAAATTGAAAATGAGGAAATGTTCTCCGAAGAAGACGAAGACATGGATCCAGAAGCTGCCGCAGACGAAATGTCACCAGATGCAGAAATGTCAGCTGGCGATATGGAAGCCGCTCCAGAAGATGAAACTAAGTCAAGCGTTGAAGACGCTATGATGGACGTGGAAGATGCAATTTCAGCATTAAAGGCAGAATTTGATAAGTTGGTAAACGGCGAAGGCGATGATGCCCCAGCTGACGATGCTGAAGAAGCACCAACAGACATGCCAGAAGAATCACTAGGTGAAGCAGTTAACCTTGCAAAGGTTACATCACCAGACAACGGTGACAAAGCTGACAACAAGTCAAGCCCAGTTCGCAAGGCCGATGCGCCACTAAACGGCGCTGCTGCTGTTAAGTTTGGACAAGGTAACGAAACTGGTGGTAAGGTTGCCGCTCCGCGGAGCTTGAATTCCACAACCGAGCCAAACGTAAAACCAGCACCAAAGCCAGTAACAGCACAGGCTTCCGGTGTTAATGTTAAAAGCCCGATCTCCGGAGCATAATACACATGTTACCGTTGGTAGAAGCACTTACATTTGATCAAGCAGGTATGGTTGTTGAAGCAAAAGACAACTCTACCGGCGGTAAGTCTTTGATCATGAGCGGCATCTTTATACAAGGCGGCGTGAAGAACCAGAACCAGCGTGTGTATCCTGTGCAAGAGATTGCTAAGGCAGTTGACAGCGTCAAACAGAGATTAGACTCTGGTTACAGCGTATTGGGTGAGGCAGATCACCCAGAAGATTTAACCGTAAACATAGACCGTGTAAGCCACATGATCGAATCAATGTGGATGGACGGTCCTAATGGTTATGGAAAACTTAAGGTATTACCTACTCCGATGGGTAATATCATCAAGACCCTGATGGAAAGTGGTGTCAAGCTAGGAGTTTCTAGCAGAGGCAGTGGCAATGTCAACGAAGACGGAAACGTCAAAGACTTTGATATTGTTACAATAGACATTGTTGCACAACCTAGTGCACCGGATGCTTATCCCACAGCAATCTATGAAAGGGCCATGATGCATAAGCGTCGCGCAGCATTGATGGATGTCGCTGGCGCAGTGAATCATGACAGACAGGCGCAGAAGTTCCTCCACGAAGAGGTTCTAAAGTTCATCAGTAGCCTGAAATAAGGAGACTAAGAGATGGCAAACTTTACAGAACTTTTCGGATCCGAGGTACTCTCAGAAGATGTGAAATCCAAGCTAGCAGAAGCCTGGGATGCAAAAGTCAAGGAAAACAAGACTGAAGCATTAGCAGAACTCCGTGAGGAATTCTCCCAGCGTTACGAGCATGACAAATCAGTCATGGTTGAAGCATTGGACCTTTTCATCAGTGAAAACTTGCAAAAAGAGCTCGGTGAGCTCAAGCAAGATCGCGATGCAATGGTACAGGCACGTGTAGAATACAAAAAGAAAGTGGCTGAGCATGCTGAGCTACTAAATCGCTTTGTAAACGAAACAATGGCTAAGGAAATCAACGAATTGAGAGAAGACCGCGAAAAGAATAAAACCAGCATTAAGAAGTTGGAAGAATTCACACTTCGCAAGTTAACCAAGGAACTGAATGAATTGCGTGAAGAAGAGCAAAAGCTCATCGACACCAGAGTTCAATTGATTTCAGAAGGCAAGCAGGCAATCAAGGAAGCCAAGCAGAAATTCGTTTCTCAGGCTGCTGACAAAGCCAATGCCTTTATTGGCGAAGCATTCCGCAAGGAAATTGGCCAATTGAAGCAAGATATTACCGAAGCTCGCAAGAATGCTTTCGGTCGTAAGATCATGGAAGCATACGCCGCTGAATTCATGGCATCGCACTTTGCAGATGCTACTGAGCTCAAGAAGCTAAGTGACAAGATCATTGCTCTCGAAGGAGCTGTGGCTGAAAAGACACAGGTCGTTGAAAGCAAGCAACAAGCAATAGCTGACGCTGAACGCAAAACTCGTATCGCAGAAGATACGTTGAAGCGCGATCGTGTTATGCAAGAATTGATGGCGCCGTTGTCAAAAGACAAGCGTGGTATCATGGAAGACCTATTAGGCACAGTTTCAACTGAAAAGCTTCGTGAGTCATATCAGAAATATCTTCCTTCAGTTCTAAACGAGAGTGGCCGCAGTCCCGGTAAAAAGCCGCTTATCGAAAGTCGCCAAGAGCAACACACTAGTGCTGCCACAGGTGATAAGACTTCTGAATCTGCCATTGATGATGGTTCGATAATCAGTCTTAAGAAACTTGCCGGAATCGCAAAGTAATAACAGGAGAATTACAAATGTCCGATAAACTTTTCGAGTCCCGTAACTGGTCAGCCGCTAAAGAGGCTCTCGTTGAAGGACTCTCAGGTAACCGTAAGACAGTTATGGAGACCGTATTAGAAAATACACGTAAGTATATGACTGAAAGTGCAGCCACTTCAACCACAGCCGGCAACGTCGCTGTATTGAACAAGGTTATTCTTCCAGTAATCCGTCGTGTTATGCCAACCGTGATCGCCAATGAAATTCTTGGTGTTCAGCCTATGACTGGTCCAGTAGGCCAGATCCACACAATGCGTGTTCGTTATGCAGAATCAGCCGCTGGCCGTACTGCTGGCGACGAAGCACTTGGTCCATTCGATATTGCTAAGGCATACTCAGGTAACTTGTCAACAAGTACACCAGGTGCAGCCGCTACTAGCACACTCGAAGGCGACGGTGGTAAGAAGCTAAACATCCAGATCTTGAAGCAAACTGTTGAAGCCAAGTCACGCAAGCTACAAGCTCGCTGGACATTTGAGGCTGCTCAGGACGCTCAGTCAATGCATGGTCTTGATGTTGAAGCAGAAATCATGGCAGCACTTGCACAAGAAATCACAGCTGAAATCGACCAGGAATTGTTGACCAGCCTACGTGCTCTTTCGGGTACAAGCGACACGTTTGATATGACTCCAACTACAGGTACTGCCTTCACTGGTACTCCTAACTACGTTGGTGATCGCCATGCAGTATTGGCAATCATGATCAACCGTGCAGCCAACCAGATTGCACAGCGCACACGTCGTGGCGCAGGTAACTGGATTGTTGTAAGCCCAACAGCTTTGACAGTTCTACAGTCTGCTACTACTAGTGCTTTCGCTCGCACCACAGAAGGTACATTCGAAGCTCCTACAAACACCAAGTTTGTTGGTACTTTGAACAACTCAGTACGTGTTTATGTTGATAGCTATGCTAATGACACTACACCAGTATTGATTGGTTACAAGGGACCAAATGAAATGGATGCTGCAAGTTTCTATTGCCCATACATTCCATTGATGAGCTCTGGCGTTGTTCTTGATCCAAACACATTCGAACCAACTGTCAGCTTCATGACACGTTACGGATATGTTGAATTGACCAACACTTCATCAAGCTTCGGTAACGCCGCTGACTATCTGAACAAGATTGCAGTTGCTGGATTGGTTTTCGCTTAATCCAAGTTGCCTTAAAGCAATACAAATACCGGGTAGAAATACCCGGTATTTTTTTGTCCTCTCAAACGGTAAATACTACTGGAGATCTTAATCATGCCAACTAAAATTAGCCCAGACGACAGACTTATCATCGACAGTACCAATGGCGTACAGTTACCTCGAGGAACAGAGTCTCAGCGTCCTGCAAATGCACTACCAGGAACCATACGTTTCAACACCACTGTGGGTGAGCTTGAAGTAAGAAAAGGCAACACTGATTGGTTCACGTTACTACGTGGTACTGGTGTGGAATCAATTTCAGCTGGAATTTTATCAACGAGACCACCAGCAGGAAATGCTGGCGGGATTTGGATTGATACTATAGAAAACAAGATTTATTATGATACCGGGGTTGAATGGGTACCAGTTGGCGCCGCACAAACACTTGATCCTATTGCAGTATTATCATCTGGAAACTTAGGAAGCATAACCAGCACTGGGTCAGTGGATGCTTTTGGTGCTCAGATTGAAATGACAAATCTGGATCTTGGTGAAAGCGGCGCTCTT